CTGCTGTATGACTGGCGAAATTGTGCATGGGCTTGTTTCTAAAACATTGGTTTTTGTCATCCCATTTTTTTTGGTAAGCTTTAAGATGTTCAATGCCTTGTTGGCATTTGTTTTTATCAAACCAACAATTCGGCAAAGCTTTTCTTACAGCCTCAATACCATCTTCTATTGATAATTTTGGAGCTACCTCACCAACGATACCTAGTTCTAAAAGGCTTTCTAATCTTGATTTACCATAGTTGCCAAGCTCTCTAACTTTGACATCATGAGGAAAAATATGTTTTGAATACTCATAACCTCTTTGATCCAGGATTTGAGCATAGTGATCTAAACCCATCCCTGCATTCTCATAGTAATCTATTAATCTTATTTCGCCTTTGTATCTTTGTGCAAACCAGATACTTGTAGAGTCGTTAAGACCTAAATCCCACCATGTTTCAATATCTAGGCTATCATCGTAAAGATCTTCTGAAATTCTATTCTGTGCCTCTAATTTTTCGATTAAAGCACCATAATAAGAACCTGTTATGGCTGCTTGAAAAGAACATTCAAACTCTTGCTCATACAAGTCCTCAGACATGATAGACTTTGCTGCATCTAATTCTTCTTGATCTAAGATGCCAGTTTCACTTGCTTTGAACAAACAAGCGTACCAATCTTTTTTGTCTTTTGCCTCTTGGTAGAGATCGTAAAAATAATTTCTTCCCTTTGGTGTGCCTATGAATACGCACCAACCCTTTCGGTCTGCCAAAGCAGGTCTGATGACCTCTGGAAATATAGTTGGCTTTATGCTTTGAGTTTCGTCAAACACACATCCATCTAAGAAAATTCCTCTTAAGCTTTGATCGTTCTCAGCCCCAAGAATTGTAATCCTTGAACCATTTGGTAGATCGCATCTAAGTTCGCTTTCGTTAAACTTTGTGCCAGGTATTTTTCCTGCAAACTGTTTTATATAATCCCAAGCTGTCGCTTTACCCTGTTTAAATGTTGGAGATATGAAAGCATATCTGGGGCTTGGCAAGGGATTAGTAAGAGCTGCTCTAATCATGTGGTTAATCATGCAAACAGTCTTTCCTGCTCTACGATGAAGAACGCAAACACTAAATCGGCTCTTATCTATTTTTTCATGCAAAAATTTTTGTAATTTTCTTGGCTTATATGGAATGACAATCTCTGGCATTCTTAAACAAAACCCCCCTAATGTATAGTTTCTCCTACAGGAATGTTTAATTGTTCGATGCCAAGATCATTCATAAGATGATTTGAGAACATTTTAGCTTCTAAGATGTCAGTAAAGCCATCAAAGTGTACTAAAACTGAATTGTTGCTCTCAAGAACATAAATTATTGCCGAATAACCTTTTTTATTGTCTCTAAAATCTATCATAAAATTTTCTAATCTAGTTGTGTGTACTTCCCCTTAATTTTTACAACGCACACAAAAAAAATTTGGTGTATGGGGTCAAATAAAACCCCCCAAAACCTCAGTAAATAACCAAAAAACAAAGTCTATTGATTATTATTCAATTGACATGGTTAATTAATCCATAATTTACAGGCTTTTTATTAATAAACTATGTACGAACTATGCAAATCAACCAATAACTATTGTAAAATCTTGCAATTTGCCTGGATTGCTCCCAAAATTCTATATATTTACTGTATCAATTTGGATGCTAAAATTGCATTTATAATCTTAAAAACTAAGTAAATGCTTATCTATTTCTATTGTTGCCACTTAATTTCAATAGGTTTATCACCACCATTTACAGTCAATTTTTGATCTTTACCATATCTAATTGGAGATAAAACAGAGCTTAACCACTTAGCATTGGATTGCATCTCTTTAATTAAATGAGCAAATGGCAATGAGTTGTCCATCTTTTCACCATTTTCTAATTTAGCAATCGACTCTTGTAATTTGTCTTGAGCTTGAGCAATAACCATCTCAATTCCAATTTTCTTACAGTTATAGTATTGATCTTGTAATTTTTCGTCATCCTTTAATTTTTGGCTAAATGTAGCCCAAGACACCATGTCAGGATCTTTACATATTTTTCTTATGCTCTCACCATTGCAGAGCCTCTCAAGGATTTTTTTTTCAATTGTTTTATTATATTTAATATTCATAGTTTAGAATTATTCTAAGTTATATACTGTTGCAAAAATACAACAGTTTTTATCTTGTTATTATTTAATTTTATTTAGTTACATCTATTATTAATTGGTGTTGACAGTCTGTTATCATTTAGTATTATTTAGTTATGATTCAATTTAACAACGTAACAACAGGAGGAAACATGAATCAAGTTGAAGAAAATAAAAGAGAGCAAATAGATTATGGAAAACCAGTTGGTATAAAAGATGGTTCAATCTATTTCTTAGATTATGTCTTTAATCATCATGATGGTTTTAAAGGAGCAACAGGAACTATACTTGATCCAATAGCTCAATCTGAAATAGATGAAAACAATGATCCAGAAAATGTTAAAGAATCGTACAGAGACATTTGGCAACAGTCAGTAGAAAGCGGCAACACTGAGGATTCATTAAATGATTTTGTAAAAGAATGTATTGATGATTGTGATGGTGAATTTCCAGGACATGATATGTCTTACTCTGAATATCATGATGAAGCTTTTAAACATTTTGATGATGATGTTAAAACTTTTAATTGCTCTGGTGGTGGTAGATGCTTTGATCACAAATTATTAAATTCATTTGATACTGTAATTGATCAATCATTAATAGATTTAATTAAAAAATATGAAGATTTAAAGGAGGTAGCATGAATATTTATTTAATTAATAACAATAAGGATAATCAGAAATTTGAAAAAAAATTTAAATGTATGGAGGATGCAAAGCATTGGGTCATCAATACACTAGATTTATCTAAAAATTGGAACATTTTACTAATTGATGGAGATGTTCAATGAAGTTAAAATATATAAATTTAGATTTTGTAAAACCAAATAAGGATTGCAACAGTTGTGATCATCATGATGACTATACTTGTTTTGAGTGTGAGTCTTTACAAGTAAGAGAAAAATATCCTCATGCAATTTATTACCCACCAGAATGGTATTTTAAAGAAAATGAGGAAAATTTACAAGATGCCTTAGATTATAAAATAAATAAATGGGGGTTAAATGAAAGTTAAAGATTATCCAGGTTTTTATAAGCTACTAACAAAAGCTTTAAAACGTAAGTTTTATCCGTTTATGGATTTTGGTGATTGTATGCAGCGCAAAAATTCTCTTAATGTTTATCAATTCCCAATCAAAAATTATTACAATAAAGAGGTTAAAAAATGAAAACTAATATTAATCCTATTATCTATAAACAGAAAAATGGATCATATCTTGTCATTGATTGGTATAAAGATCAGACGATAAAACAAGTGTACTATGGATATACCAAAAGACAGGCAATAAGAAATTTTAAAAACTATTACAATAATGAGGTTAAAAATGACTAAAAGATCATTAAACAAGCTACATAAACAAAGCTACACAACATTATATAGATTTGTAGATGATTTTCATGATGAAAACAAAAAGACTAATTGTGCAACTGTTTTTTATTACTTGATGTATAATTTGTTAAATCTTATTTTTCATCATGCACCAAACGAAAGAGAAATCAAAAAGCTTATCAAAATGGCTTTTAATGAAGCTAAAAGAAATCACAAGGAGTCAAAATGATTAAAAAAATAAACGTAACTCAAAAAGATATAAACAATGGAGAACCTGGACAATGTCATATGTGTGCAATCTCTCAAGCTTTAAAAAGAATATTTAAAGTAGAAGAAGCTTATACAGAAGTAAAGCAAGGTGAAATCGCAATAACATTAGTTGATGATTTAGAAAATGAAAAACAATTTGAACTATATGAAGAAAGCTATCATGGTAATGTTTTAAATTTTATCTCTAATTTTGATCAAGTTGATGGATGGTATAAAGTGAAACCAATAAGTTTTAAAATTATTGAAGTATAATAATATAAAAAGCCCCCAATAATGAAGAAAAAAAACGTAACTAAGAGAGGTTGGGGGCTATTAATATTAATATTAACTAAATTTAGATTATAGCTAACACAATTATACTAGATGTAGTATGTTATTTTGGCAACATTGTCAAAAATTATTTTAATAAATTCTTAAAATTATTTTTTTTGTTAGCATAGACACATAGATCTAATAAAGCTTCATTATATAATTTTCTAAGTGTTTCATGGCTTTTATCTAAATATAGGCGTTTCAAGGCTCTAAATGACTTTGGATGGGGATAATTCTTAAATTTAATCAATTCCCTTTGTTCGCTTTCACCTTTAGCAACTAAATTGATTGTAAATTGCCATATACTCATTTGTCTTGCTGTTGGGATTATTTTCATTTTTGCGCCAACATCCTTGTATTTGGGGTCTGGCAATACGTCTAAGAGCTGAAAATTAGTTGGGCACAATGGTTTTTTTGGGTTTGGTAGCTTACTATCCACAAAACTAGCTATTTGTAATAGCTTGTCCAGGTGGGAGGGGGTTAAAGGGTATTCAATATCAATCATTATCCGCCTTTGATATTTCTTTTAAATATTGAATAAATCTGTCGTTGCTTAATGATTTCTTTTTATTTTGTAGTTCTTTATGCTGTGCATGGGTGGTGGGGTTATTGATATTCCTGGTTATTGCCCTTTGATAATTAAAATTAGTTTTCTTTCTAATATTACTAAGAGTCTTTTCTATAAATTTCTTTTTATCCATATATATATATTTTCTATTAATTATTTTCTATTTAAGACCTACAAAAATTGACACCTCCGACCTAAAAAAATTAACCCCTCCCCTGTTTAGTTATGTCAACGACCTTACCTTGTTTAATATTCTCAATAACTTTCTTTTCATGAATTTTGGCTTTTGTTTTTTCGGATATTATTTTACGCTTACCCCTATTCATTCGGATAATCTCTTGCATCTCATTTCGGTCAAAGGTGTATTTGTTAGGCGCATTCCTTTTAGGTTGCTGTCTAGCAATGAGTCCAAAAAGTGTCAGATTGTCAACATACTTTCTTAGTGTAGCCTCAGACCTTATCCCTGTTCTTTTCATAAGGTATTTATTAGATACATTGATACCGCTTTTACAATTTTTAAAACGTCTTAATAAAATATAAATTAATTTTTCATGGCTATTCAAATTAAGATTGTCCAATAGCTCAATGTCCACTTTTTCAAAAGTCCAGGTCATACTTCATTACCCCATACATCCCAACCAGGTGTTTTTTGTCTGGCAAAGAGTTCAATTCTTGGCAAATCTCCGCAAAGCTCAATAATCCTATTTCTAATGCAATCTGGCTTTCTTGAGTGTTCTCTTAATTTATCAATTACCACCTGGCGGACTCTTTTAGATTGTCTTTTTGGATGTCCTTTAGTAGCTAACAAACACATTTCTGGATTGGATCTTGTCCAATAGCCTAAACCTGTAAATAAGCTGTCTGTTTTTTTATTTTTTTTAACCCAAGTAAATGCAACTGTTTTAATTTTAAAACCCCAAGCTTTTATTACGTCTAAAGCTTCTGGCAACATAGGATCTAAAACCCAAATAAATAAAATACAATTTTTTTCGGATATTTTCTCAATAGGTAAATTACATAAATCATTTAAATTCATAGTTTCATAATGATTAACAGCAGATTTTTTATGACCCTTTTTGCTCCATGTTTTAAAATGCCAAGCAGGATCAGCGTAAATAATATTATATTTTTTTTTAGGAAAAGGGATCAATTCCAACCTCCATCTTTAAGCAAAAAAATTGGTGTAAGCTGTTCAATTGGTATTGAATGGCATTTGGGTCTTTTCAAATTAAAGTCAGTAAGATATTCTGTTGTGCCTAAAATTGCAGATGAATTTATAAATCCCTTAATAATAAATTTAGGTGCATGATCTTCAACGTAAATATAAATTTCTTTTGGCTTGGCAGAGGTACGAATAATTAATGAATTACGATTGTTTCTTTTTGGTGTTTGCGACCTTACCTGGATCTTTAGATCCTTAAACATAATATCTGGTGCAGACCCAACATTACAAGTAAAGGTAAAGGGTATATTTAAAAATTTACAAACCGCCATTTCCGCCATAGAGCCAGATATGCTTTTTGCAAACTTATCATTTAAAGAAGTTCTTAATCCATGCCCCCACTCTTGCCCCAACTTTATAGATTCTAAGCATCTTAAAATTCCAAGATGAGCTGCGGATTGTAATTCGTATAAATCTAATTTAACTTCTTTCATTAAACTCCACACATACCTTCACATTCGTTATTAAACATATCTAATTGTTTGTCGTTTTCTTTTTTATTAAATTCAACTTCATCCAAAGGTTTACAAGACCTATGTAAATAAAGTTTATCTCTTACATTTCTTGAACCTGTCCTTATGTTTTTATCAAATTCAACTGCATCTTCAAATTCACTTGGTCTTTCTGTTTTCATAAAATGCCAATAAGCATCATTGTGGTAAGGACATACAATACAAGCTGATTTTTCTGGTAAAGGTATTTCATTATCTCTTAGATATTTAATACAATCTTGTCTTGACATATTAGCTTCTATTAGTGGATGTCTATTTAAAATGTATTTATCTCTTGCAGGTTTCATTCTTTGTATTTCATCTGTAGAAATACCTATCCATTGTTCGACATATTTATCTTTTGGAAAATGTTTTCCATAACCAATATTACAAAGTTCTCTAATTTTTTTTCTTATTGGTACTATTTTATAGTCCGCAGTGCATTGTCTTCGTAACATTCCTTTTTTACCTGTAATTGCATTTTGAGTAAAAAATGGAGCAGTCGGAAATCTAGTTCCATTATCAATAGAGTCTAACATATCTTTTTTGATGTTCCCTTTTGAAACCACATGAACTGGATAAGGTAATATTTTTTTAAGTAATTCTAAATAATTATAAACCATTTTTGGTTCATAACCTGTGTCTGCGAATATAGCACAATCAGGTTTTGGAAAATCTCCTTTAGCTGCCATTATTGCCATAGCGGAGCTTTGAACTCCAGCTCCTAGACTAATTACTGTCAGAGTTTTTTTTCTATTAGAATCTATCATAAAATATAATTTCCTTTGTGATCTAAGCAATAATGCGCAAAGACAACTTTGTTTTTATAAATGAACACACCCCAAACTCTTTGACCTGGTGTTTCAACCCAAGTTACATTTTCAAAAAAAACTTGATCGCAATAATAATTTTCTACTGTATTTGGTTTTTCTACTTTAAACTTTACAGTTTCATAATCTGTTGTAGAGCCAACCAAAAATAAAATTAAAAAAATTGTTTTCACTAAGTTTCATTTTTTTTGCTACATTGTTTGATGAAGTTTAATAATTTTGGATTTTGTAAAAAAATATTTGAAAATTCCTCAATAAGAATCGCAAACGATTCCTCCGATTTAGGCTTAATTTTTGCCTTATCAATTATAAAATGTCCTAATTCATGAAATAATATTGATAAATAATTTTTAGGACTTAAATTTTTTTGTATAAAAATCGTTGATTTATCTGATAAATACAACCCAAAAGCGTTCTCAGATTTGGCTTGTTTTATGGTCATTTTCTTAATTTTGACCCTGTAATTCTTGTATTTTATGAAATTTAGCATTCATACAACTTAACTTGATTAATACTGATTTTAATTATGTTGACAAGTAATAATATATGGTTATTGTCAACAATACGTTATCTTATAACACATAGACAACTAACTAAGAGGCTATATGATAGACACCAATTTGAAAAAAATGACGACATTTAATAAAAAATTATTAGACCAATTGAAACAAAAACATAATGTTACAATGGATCAAATAATAAAACAAATTAAGCCAAAAAAAGAATTTTCTAATTGGAAAGTTAAAATATCAAGATTAATAAATAAAAAAGATACCGACCCAAGCCATTTTGGATTTTTAGAATTATCAGAAAATCTAGCTGATTTTTTTAATTTTATAAGTGCTGATCCAGAAAAATTGTCACCAACAGCTTTTATAGACAAAGACTATTGGATAAATTGTGTAGGTGAATGTGTTGATACAGGAGAAATAATACTTTACAAAACAAAATGGAAAGTGAAAGTTCCTAAATATTTGTCTCATTTAGAAGCTTATTACGTTAGGCAAGGAGCAAGGAGAGGCAAAATAAGATTAGCTCCAAAATTATCTTTAACAAATTTCAAAGCGGATTATAGTTTTTCAATTATAAAACAAAAAAGAACTAATAAATTGTTTTATGGTTATTTAAAACCTTTATCTAATGGTAAAGTAAATATTTGTGACTTTTCAGCAATAAAAGATAAATTAGAAGTTCTATATCCAAACATGGAATATCACTCAAAAGCACCCATAATACATACTTTTCAACCTAGAGAACAAGATTGGGAGCTAGTTAAGTAATTAACATCTATCTTAACTTTGTTGACAGCTAGATTAATTTATAATAATGATTTGTTGAATGACAAATCAATTAAAAATAATTGGTGAACCATACAAAAAGTTTGGCTTAAAGCACACATCAAAGTCAACCGCTACCCTACCACACACAATAAGATTTTTTAAAAAGCATTGCTTAAATGCAAATGAAGCTAACAAACTTTCAAATGCCTCTTTGCATGGCGGAACTGTAATTCATTTAATAGTCCAAGAATGTTTAACAAAGAAAGTTGATGCAGATGCAGCTTTCAACAAAAAAGAAATTCAAGATAAAATAAATTATTACACACCTTACAATGATAAGGACAAAAAAAAATATGAGATGATTATTAAGTTTGCAAAAGAAACAGCAAATAATCATTTAGAAAATATTAAAGAATTAGATGAACAAGAATGGCAAGATGAATTAGAATATACAGTTTGGACTCCACCAGTACAAACCTATTGGCTTTGCTTTATTGATCTTATTGGCAAAACAGATTTTGGTGATCTTAAAAATAAATTTGGTCAGGTAAGAGAAACAAAAAAAGGTTTAACTTATACAAGCGTTAAAATGCCTGACAGACCTTTTTATTCTGATTTAATGCAGATAGCTTTATATAAAAAATGCTGTCCACTAAAACCATTTTTATCTTATGCAAGTCACACAGATAGAAAATTATTTACAGAAAAAAATTGTGAAGATTTAAAACAAAAAAATTTAGACAGATGCTTAAAGCAATTAATGGTTTATGAGATAGCTTGGCAAAAAAAGTTAGAATATGCTGATGGAGATATAAAAAAATTAGCTTGGTTATGTCCACCAGATTTCTCAGACATTAAAAAAGATTCGTTTTGGTATCAAGGCGTTCCACAAGAATACATAGAAAGGTATTTAAATTATTATGAGCTATGATCCTGTTAGGTTTGTCCAGGAGCAAAACAAAGGGAGAGCATTTGAAGAAAAAATGAAAGATACAAAAAAAAAATTAAAGAACATCGAACAAAAAAAAGAAAGAATAATAAATAAATTAACTGAGGATATAAACAAAGACCTTAGTAAATTAAGAGAGGATGGAATATGAAAGAGCCTGTTTTATCAAAAGCAATACAGGAATTTAGAAATCAAATAGATAAAGACGATTACGCTAACTTAGGCGCAAAAGGTAAATATCTAACTGTACCTTATAGATTAAAATTTATAAGAGATCATTTTGGAGAAAGAATATCTATACAAACAGAAAGCAATGAATGCTCAGATGGTATGTTTAGATTTAAAGCTAAAATTTATCTTGATGATCAACTTATTTCTGTTGGAGAATCTAAGCAAAACGTCAAGAAAGACAAGGAATTTGAGAAACAACAATCGGTAAGTATTGGTAGAGGACTTAGTATTGCAGGGTTTTTTGGTGATGAAATAGCTACAGCAGAGGAAATGGAACAATTTCTAAAAACAGAAAAACAACCAGTTAAACAAGAGCCACAAAAACCGACAACAAATTTAGAGGAGCAAGTTGAAAATTTTATAGGACATATACAGATTGCTGCCAAAAATTGTACTTCTCAAAATGCTTATGAAAAAAATATGCAAACAATCAGAGAAGAATATCAAACAGAATTACATCAAATATCCCAAGATTTAGTATTACAACAAAGAATAGATGATGCTGAAACTTTGGCTAAACAAGAAATAAATAATAGGAGAAAATAAATGAGTGACTTTAATAACAAAATTGCATTTTGGAAAAGAAAACCAAGAGACAATGATGAGCCTGGAAAAAAATATCCAAACTATATTGGAAAAATGACAGTAGATGGTAAGCAAAAAGAAGTATCACTTTGGTTAAACATGAAAAAACCAGAGGAAAGAAACGAAAAAGATCCAGATATGAATGGAAATATACAAGACCCATATAAAAGGGAAGAATAATGACGGAAAGTGTAAATCCAAATTATTATAAAAATAAACAGATTGAAACTTATGAGGCGATTGTATCTCAGCTTTCGCCTCTTGAAAGAATTGGCTATCTAAGATCCCAAGTCATGAAATACACTATGAGGTTTGGTGAGAAACATGGTGAAACTATAAACGCTTCATTAATGGATTCATCTAAGGCTCATTGGTATTTAGAAAAACTTTTAGCTTATCTCAATGATCTCAAACTTGAGGGTCATGACATAGAGGCAACAACAAACATAGCTGAATTATTTAAGGACAAAAAAAATGAAGAATGGAAACGGAAATAAAATTTATTTCTCTGAAATAAAATACAAAGTCTTAAAATTTATTAAAGACTTTATTGAAGAATACGATTACAGCCCAACTTATTTAGAAGTTGGTAAGCATTTTAATTTTAGCAGAAGTAGAGCAGCAATAATTTGTAAAGATCTTTATAAGATGGGATTGATCAACAAAGGTGAATCTAATCATAGAAAAATAAGAATGACACAGATGCAATTAAATTCTGTAAATAGTTTAAAATTTAACAGGGAGTTTCAAGCTCATGGCTAAAGTTAAGAAAGAAAGTTTTTTTGAGGTGAGCTGCAAAGCCCAAGAAGAATTTGATAGTGTGGAGTTGGCTGCACAATCAAACAGACCTAGTGAAA